TTTCTAAACCAGTTTTGATTCTTTGAATCTTTTCTAAGTCATCACCAGTACCATTGATGATAAGACCATTGCGACCAAGTAATGCTAACTTTTGGCGCAACTCAGTAATATTCTTTGCTTTGTTACGAATGAAATCTCTACGGTCTTTCTCTGATGCCGGCATGGTTTTATCCAGACCTTCTTTATCCATCAGATACTCTAATGCTTTATCAGAATTGATTTCTGTTAGACCTTGGCCATCAAGTGTGTTAGAGAGAACATAATCTTTACCAGAACCAGGACCACCAGCTAAGAATACTGCTTTGAAGATTGATTGGTCGTGAACACCTTCTGTAATCAACATTTCAAATTCAGAATCGATATCTTCTTTTAGACCCATACCTCTACGAACATCGTGGTACATTTCTTTGGCGTGAGCGTGTGACATATTTGATGGCGCACCTTTTTTGAAAGATTCAAAATCACCTTTCTCAGCATGACCACGCATTTTACTTGCAGACATACCAGACACACCTTCTGCATCGGGGTCACGGCCACCAGCAGAATGAACAGTAATCTTTTTGAAATTGAATAAGGCACCTTCGTGCTTGCCATTATACTTGTTAAGTGTCTTTTTGAATTCTTCTACACGGTCAGAACCACCAACCATGTGGAGATGTGTGACGCCTGCTTTGTGAAGTTTTGCAGCCTGAGCCAGAAAGTTTGGACTTTCTCTGTCAGATGAGGTGAAGTTAGTATCAGGAAATGCACGGCGAGCGTGCTGAAGTTTTTGTGCAGCGGAGAGTGGGTTTTTCTTGGCGTCTTGCGAATGTGATACGACAATGTGGTGTGTTCCACCTACTTTTTTCGCAATATCTTTGACTTTATTGACAAGTTTCTCATGGCCAGATGTAATTGGGTTCATACGCCCAAATGCCATGACTGCATGTTGTTCTTTCTGCTCTTGCAGAAAATCCCTAAATTTCATATCTCTCCGCCTCTACAGCAGTAATTATAATTTATATGCTATTTATGTTCTGTAAACTTGCGAAGATGTCTTGGAACTCGACCTTTTCTTTATCAACTCTAAAATATCAGGGTTATTTGCCTGTTCTGGAGTTGGTGCAAAGTATGCTCGGTCGTGTGGCTCTGCGGATTCTCTTGGAGGTGAGATATAGTAGATTGCGAGGGACTTGCGATAGACACCCTCTGGACAAGTAATTTCGTGTGGCAGACCATGCCAAGAGTTGGATGCGGTGTCAAATAGAATCGCACGATTGAACTTGTTGTGGACTTTGGCGACACACTCTTTTGGCAGATTCTTTTCTGCATCGTGTGACCATAGTTCCAGACCACCACCCCAATCTTCTTGCCAGTCTGGTGTCATGTAGATAATGATATTGATTCTTCTTTCCATTCCAAGTTTTGGATGAATAGAATAGTCTTTGTGCATATTCAGTTTACCACCACGGGTATGCATATGCCAACCACCGCCGTGCATACCATAATCTGCAACCAAATCTTTGATGCCCGTAATACATTGAATCTTTTCAACAAACTCTGGCTTATTCATCAATGTGAATGCTTGATATGTGGTCTTTGGAAATAAGTCCCAATGTGGTGTTAGTTTCTTGTTCTCAATGGCATTACGATAGACAGACCAAATGTTTGGGTCATTGTAATCAGGAAACTCATTTGCCAATTGCAGAGCAGTTTCTTCATCAAAGAAATTATCAATCACACAATGCGAAAATGGTTGTGCATTCTTAAATTCGTTATGTAGTTTTTCGTATTCGAATTCGTTAATCATATCTTTTTACTTTGAAGAAGTTCCTGTTTAGATAGTTGTGCAATGAAAACAATCTTTCCATGACAAATGAGAAGTTTGGTATAACATGACCATTATACATTCTGCCATCAATAAAGAGGTACTTATGCATCTCCTCATCTTCATTTGATAATTTCAAACAATGGTCCATAAAAGTCAATAGGTTGTTCCAGTATCTTGTGTTTGCAACATAGTAATTGCAAGTACCAAAATCTTCTCTGTCATAATGTAAATCTTCTGCACGCTCTTTGATGCCAAGTTTACTGAATAGTTTATTGGCATACTTCAACATACCTGGATGCCATTGGTCACCTTGCACCCAAAGATTATTATATTGTGCAAATAGATTTGGAAATGGGTCGAAATGATAACAGTCACAATCTTCATTTGCTTCAATGAATTGTGTGAACTGATAGCCTGCAATCTTGGTCTTTTCGTGCCAGCGCCAAGACATCAGACCCCAATAAGCATCGGTGTCTTTATGTTTCTCAAACAATTTCTTCCACATCGGATATTCTCTCAAATGTGGTTCTTTGTTCTCTGTATTATCAAATGGTATAAATGCTGGGTCTAACTTTGGCAACTGAGAATTATCATAATACGCCTGATAAATCTGCAAATTCATTTTATCATATCTTCAATGATTGTTGTCATATCATGTTTTGGCCAATAACCAAGAGCAAGTAGTTTGCTATTATCTATCCACATTGACTTGACCTGAACTGTCTTATGGAATTGAGGTATATCAATAGGCACCAATTTACCTGGCCCACCAATCAATTCTTTAGCATACTCAATCATATCTTTAAACAAAAGTGGTACGCCATTGCCAATGTTATAAATTTCGTTTACATTGCCTTTGTCTAAAACCAACCGAATGGCACTAGCAGCATCATAAACATGAATATAATCCCGATACAAATTCCCACCATCATATACTTTGACATCATTACCTTTCTTCAACTCATTTATCATGTGTTGTAAAGCATTCTTCTGAGGTGATGCCTTCTTATCACCAGGTCCTGCCACATTTGCTAGACGAAGAATACGATACTTGATGTTGAATGTTTGACAATATGAAATCAGAAGTTGTTCTGCACATCTCTTGGTGATAGAATAGAACCCATTTGGATTACAATATGAATCTTCTTTGGCAGGCATCTCAGTATCACCATAAACAAACCAAGAACTGATAAAGTTGAAGGTCAAATCTTTATCTTTACATTGTTCTAAGACCTTCATCAGAGTGGTCAGGTTTGTTTCAATGTCAATGTATGGGTCTGTATGAACATTGTAATTCGTTACAGTTGAAATGAAATACACAATCTCTGTGGTTCTGGAACGAACCGCATAATCATTTCTCTCAGTTACTACACAATCTGGATTTTGTCTAACGAATTCAGAACCAACAAAACCAGAACCACCAAAGACCTGTATCATAGAGCCTCTTTTAGTTTGGCAACTTCTTCATCAGTCAGGAACATCTCAAAGAATGTTCGGTGAACAACTTCTACGCCTTCATCATCTAATACTTCTCGATTGAATACAACTTGGTTTAGACCTTTTGGTTCTTGGATTGATGTTTTTTCAACCGTCAAGCGAACATTGTTAGTTTGTTTTAGAAGCATTTTTTACAACCTCCTCGATATATTCAAATACTTTGTCATTCCAAAATGGAGGACAACCAAGAATAAAGACATGAGACAATGCTTTATTTGCCAAAGGATATTTGTTTGCATCATCTAAGTGTTTGTAACCAGGATGCAGTAGAATATTTCCTGCAAAGTAGTTTCTTGTTTGAATCTTATTGTCTTCAAAATGTTTGACAAGAAACTCTTTATGTTGCTGGGTCTCACAAATAATTGGCACACCAAACCAAGATGGGTCTGCCTCAGGTAAAGTATTTGCGACACTCACATTCAAATACTTCTTCAGAATATTCTCAACACGAACTTTGTGTTCTCTGCGTTTCTGGTCAATGTAATCAACTTTGTTTAGTTGTGCAAGACCAATGGCACCTTGCAAGTCCAATGGTTTGAGATTGTAACCCATGTGTGCAAAGATATACTTGTGGTCAATAATGCCATCATAGCCTGGCAGCCAACGGTCAAATCGATTGCCACAAGTACCACATGGCAATTGGTTGTTTGAACCGACACAGTAACAATCTCGACCCCACCATGAAATTGAACGAGCAATATCAATCAGGCCAGTATCGTTAGATGAAATCATACCGCCTTCACCTGTTGACATATGGTGTGCAGGATAGAATGAGGTTGACCAACAATAATACATATCAGTAATCAACTCACCTTTCCAACGGGTGCCAAGAGTGTCACAGTTATCACCAACAAGAGTTAGGTTATGCTCGACACAGATATCTCTAATCTTGTCCATGTCTGGCGGATTTGCCATGACAGGTGATACAAAGATAGCCTTGGTTTTATCAGTAATCTTTTCTTCAATCTTGTTCACATCAAAGTTCAATGTATTGAATTCAATATCGATGAATACTGGTTTCAAACCATTCTGAACAAGTGGTGCAATTGTCGTAGGAAATCCAACAGGCGAAACAATTACTTCATCGCCATTTTGCCACTTCAGATGGGACTTCAATGCAGCAATCATTACAAGATTGGCAGATGAGCCTGAGTTGACCATGTGAGATTGTTTCACATTGAACTTTTTCGAAAACTTCATTTGAAATTGTTCAACTCTTTCGCCGGCAGAAATCCATTTGCCAGTAAGCAAAGACTTCAATGCACCAGAAAGTTCTTCTTCATCCCACAATTGACCAGAATACATCACATAGTCTTTACCTGGTTCAAAGTTATCGTAGTTCTGAAGATACTTTGGTTTTGCTTCACGAGCTAATTCTAAAATTTTGTCTTCCATCAATATATCTCTTTTTGTCCTGTGCAACCCATAATTCCTTCGACACCCAATGTATCGAATTCAACAACATACTTTTTATCTATACACAAATAATGTGAGTGTTCTGTATCAATGCCATGCTGCATTACATTGTTCAAAATTGGTTGTAATGTATTCAAATAATTATCAATCAAAGATGGACACAATGAATAGAACCGTGTGATATACAGATGGTCTGTAATGTTTCTCTTTCTATTCTCATCCATCCAAGAAG